GAAGGCCTTCATGACGGGGATGCCGTCACAGGTGGCATAGCCACCTTGGGCCACTCCGGACGCCCATTCCGCGAACGAGTCATCGTGGTTGAGCGTGCGCACGCAGAACGAATCCTTCTCAACGGCGACGGCAGGGTTGCGAACCATGCGATAACCGTCGTCGATGAGAACCGGGTGCATCTGACAAAACTCCACTTTTTCGAGGACGTCGACAGTGGGCTCGGCGACCATACGGAAACCAAGGTCGAGGAACCACTGCTCTAGGCCACGGCGAAACTTGGCCTCATCCTCCGCCTCCATAAAGACCACACAGTCATCCCCGTTATTGATGAGGTCAAACTTGACTCCCCTGGCTCTACAGTAGGCGATGACCATGAAACACATGAGCAAGCAATTGCCTGCTGCGGTGTTCATGTCACCACTAAAACGCTTACCACGGACGGAGTACTTGAGTTTGCCATCAGGGGCAAAGCCGACGCCTCGATTGTTCATCTGCCAGGACAGGAGCTTCTTGAGCTCTGCCCTGTCATTTGGAAAGAGACGCATGTAGACCGAGTGCTCAAAGCCGAGCACTTCAGGGCCAACATGCATATCAAACTTGGTGGCATCGAGGCCAACGGCGACGGGATTCCGAAACCCGCGCCACTTACGTGCGATGAGATTGCCAATAGCATCGAGATTCAACCCCTTGGCCACCACCTTGCTCGGGACACCAGCAACTCGTCTGATGCCCTCATAGAGGGGGTGTTCGAGGGGTTTGATAAATCGACCAAGCATCGCATTGTAACGTGGCGAGCGCGGCTGGATGACTCGTGGAGCTTTGGAGACGTTACACTTCTCGCGCTTAACAAAGCACTTAGAGGTGGCGTCTTGCCTCCCAATGGGACTCTCGGCCAATGAAGCAACCGCCCTTGCGTACAACGCCTTCTTAGGGCCCTGGTATAGGTCGACGAATTCATCGAGGTTACACGGGGCGTAATCAGGCATTCTACGTAGGAGCTGTTCCTTGAGAGGACCAAGGCGCTCATTGAGAAGAACATCGGACACTGCAGGTGGCTGCTCAAACGAGTCGCCGACCTTGCAATAGTACATACGTTCCAAAAGGGCACATTCCAAAGTATCGATATCTCCTGCATATAAGCCCAGATTATTGGAGGGAGACGCTCCAAGCAGTTTCAATGCCTTTCTGGGCTTGACCTCGGCCTGTCGTCGTGTGGTGCTGAGGTCACTGTGTGAGAGGAGCGATCTCCTGCTCACCGCATCCACACTAAACAAGCACCCCTAATAGCGCGCAACACGGCGCCGCTTCGCTGCGGCACTGCGCGCTATTTCAGCCTCCTCCATTTCGACGTCGGACTGGAGGTACACAAGGGTCATGACCTTGGCGATGATGACGGTACGGTCATACGACCGGAGACCCTCCTTCTCCGCCAAGATGAGCCCAAGCTTC